GACGAAGTTCCTCCTGGAGTCCGAGTTCTTCCGCAGCCAGAGCGTGGTGGACGAGGAGGCGAACCGGCGCAAGCCGCAGAACGCGATCATCTCGTTCCCGAAGGGGCTGCGCTTCGCGTTCGGGTCCAGGTCAGTGCATGCATTAGGTCAAAACAGTGTGGCAGGACTATTAGATGAAGTTGCGTTCTCTGGAGGTGTGGAAGGCAAGCACATGGTGGAGTTGTACAACGCCATCAAGCGCCGGATGGAGTCCCGGTTCCTCGACAGCAAGGGCTCGAACCCCGGCATCATGTGCCTCGTGTCGTCCGCGAACATGGAGGGCGACTTCCTCGATCGCCACATCAAGGAATCGCTCAACAAGGAGAACCACCACATCTCGTCCTACGCGCTCTGGGACGTGAAGCGGTTCGATGGCCCGCGCTTCCGGCTCCAGGTCGGCGACATGATCCACAGCTCGCAGATCCTGGACGAGGTGAGCGCGGACGGCCAGGTCGTGCGCGAGGTGCTCGCGCCGACCGAGGGCGCGCGCGTGATCCAGGTCCCGACGATGCTGCGCGACAAGTTCGAGAGCGACATCGAGGGCGCGATCCGCGACTTCGCCGGCATCAGCCTCTTCACTTCCACGCCGTTCATCCCGCACCGCGAGCGGATCCGCGAGGCCATCGTGTCGGACCTCAAGCACCCGTTCACGATCGCGGAGCCGCATATCAACATTCGCAGCGACGTCGAGCTGGAGCACATCTTCCTGAAGGACGTGCTGTTCCATTGCGTGGACCCGTTCCGCGACATCTGGCACATCACGCGGCACCCGACCGCGCCGCGCTTCGTGCACATCGATCCCGCGCTGAAGCACGACTCGCTCGGGCTCGCGATCTGCCACCTGGCGGGCGTGCGCGAGATCTGGCGCACCGACAACGAGGGCAAGCCGTTCTCGGAACTCGCGCCGGTCGTGGAGTTCGATCTCCTGCTGCGCGTGCCGCCGACGCCGGGGTCCGAGATCGATCTCGCGAAGCTGCAGTCGTTCATCTTCTTCCTGATCCGCATGGGCATGCCGATCCGGCTCGTGACGTACGACCAGTTCCAGTCGGCCGGCGCGATCCAGACCTTCACGAAGGCCTCGATCGAATCGAAGCGCGTGTCGGTCGACATCACGCCGGAGCAGTACCTAGCGCTGAAGGAAGCGATCATGGAGCAGCGCGTGCGGTACTACGCGTACGAGCCCTTCATCCGCGAACTGACGATGCTGCAGCGGATCGACACGCGCCCGACGCGCGCCGTGATCTTGCGCCGGCGGTTCCGCGTGGATCATCCGCAGGGGCCGGGCTCAAGCAAGGACGTTGCGGATGCCGCGGCGGCCGCGTGCTGGAGCTGCGTGACCTCGAAGCACAGCGCCTCGCAGATCGCGTCGCTGCGCGCGATCGACGGCATCGAGTCGCTCACCACGAAACCGCCGCTGCCGGCGAACCCGCGCCTGAACCAGCCCTCGGCCTCGTGGATCGTGCGCGATCACGACGAGGGCGACGCGATCGCGCGGCTCCTGGATGGGGGGCTCTGATGCGAGAGAAGAGCGAGACCGTGCGAGCGTTCGCGAGGCGCGAGGGCCTCTCGCTGCGGGAGGCGCGCCGGCGGCTGTACGCGGTCTCGGAGTTCTACCGCGAGTGGCTCCTGGACGGGAACGAGCTGCGGCTCCGGCGGATCGGGCGCGTGTGGTTCCAGTTCGACGCACATAAGCGCCGGCGGCTCGTACGGGTCAAGTGGGAGCGCGCATTCAAGGCGGCCGCGCGCGAGCGGCTGCAGGGCTTCTCGTGGGAGAAAGGTATGGCGGAGGAGCGCGATCCGTGGCACCGGTACACGGACTGACCGCGCGCGGGTGTATACTGGGGCGTTGGACGGAGGAGACCATGGCCTGGAAGGATGAAGCGCAGGAAGCGTTCGCAAGGACCGGTTGGTTCCCGCAGCCAGACGTCGCGTTCAACGAGGACCTTTTGAGCCCGGAGGAGGCGTACGACGCGATCACGCCGCCGGCCGAAGGCGTTGAGGTCGCGTTGGACGCGCGCGACGTCGAGCGCCGGCTCGCGTGCCGGTCGGAGCGCGAGGCGCAGGTGACGATCGCTCGTTCGGTCGTGAAGACGATTGGGGGCGACGCCGCGGTCGCTGGGCCGCTGCCGGTCGCCGAGAACCCGCATGACGTTCGCATGGCGCGCGTGCTGCAGCGAGCACTGGTGAAGTAGTAAGAGAGAGAGGTAGCACGATGGCCTGGTGGGACGGATTGATCCAGAACCTGTTTCAGCGCGACCAGATCGATGGGCCGCTGATAGGCGATGAGCTGAACCCAATTGGTGCGTTCTATGCGCAGCAGATGCAGTTGGGTAGTCAAAGACTGAAGCGATACAAGGATTTCTCAGACATGGCTGCAGATACATTAATATCTGGGGCCTTAAACATTTACTCCGACGAGATTTCGCAATATGACAGAGTGCAGGGGGCATCTATCTGGCCGATAGCTAGGAACCAGCAAGTGACGAAGCTGCTGAAGCTGATGCTGGACAAGATCAGGGTCGAGGACTACCTGTTCGGTGTCGCGCGGTATCTGGCGTGCATGGGGGACAACTTCGTGCGGCCGCTGTTCTCGTCGACCGGCGGCGGCATCGTGGGGATGGAGTTCATGGATGCGGAGGACGTTGATAGAGTAGTGGATAAGTTCAATAGGTTGGTGGGATTCAGGTACGGTGGGGGAAGGAAGCTGCTAGATCCGTGGGCGTTCGTGCACTTCAGGTTGATGTCGAGAACGCAGAGCGTGAAGTTGGGTGGTGGAATATATGGTACGAGTATGTTAGAGGATGCTAGAAGGACATGGCGTCAACTCACACTGTTAGAGGATGCGCTGGTAATATATCGTCTGGAATTAGGTGGTAGACATCGTGTGTTCTATATCGATGTGGGGAATGCTCCATACGACAGAGCATTGAGGACTGTTAGGCAATACAAGAGGGAGTTTGGTAAGAGACAATACTACAACCCGACATCGGGTGAGTATACGTCTAGGTTCAATCCATTACATTTGACAAGTGACATCTTCTGGCCTGTTAGACAGGGTAGTGAATCTAGGATCGATTACATGGGTACCGATCCTAATATCAGCTCAATTGTGGATCTAGATTGGTTCCGAAATAAGCTCTTTGCAGCACTCAAAATACCGAAGTCCTACATAGGGGGCGACGACTACGCGTCCAGCCGAGTTGGCCTCGCGCAGATCGACGTGAACTTCGCGCGCCTGATCAAGCGGCTCCAACGCGCCCTCATCGTGGGGTTCTACCGCATGGGCCAGCTGCACCTCGCGGTGAACGGCGTCGACCCGCTCGACCCCAACAACGACTTCGAGATCTGCATGTCCGTGATCTCCTCGCTCGACCAGGAGCAGCGGCTCATGTCCATGGACCTCTCGCTCCAGATCGCGCAGAAGCTCCGCGACATGGGGCTCGCGATGGGGATTGACGACGAGACGATTTCCGCGTACGTTGCGCGCCATGTCCTGGGCCTCTCGCCGTACGACCTCCGCGTCGTCGGGCAGGAACCGAACACGATGCCCTCGCCGGGCCAGATCAACTCGGGCGACGAGCCGGACGCGATCGACCCCGACAAACTGATGGAGGCCGTCGCGGTGCTCAGGCAGGACCCAGAGATCAATCGACTCGTCGGCCAGATCCGACGCTGGACCGAGGTCGACGCGCCGCCCGCGCGCGAGGACGGCGCCCGCGTGCCGGAGGCCGCGATCGACCAGGAGGCGCTGCACGACGAGAACCGGTTCAACCTCGTTGAGGACGAGCAGGGTGCGGACGATGAGGGCGAAGAGCCAGAAACCGACTAGGCAGCGTATTTCCGTCGCGCTCGGGCTATGCGGCTACTGCGGCCGCGCCGTTATTGTCGAGCCGGCGGCCCTCGCGCTGCCTCACTGGAACGTGGACGCCGGCTGGTGGTGCCTGGGCATCGACAAGCCCACGATGGAGACGATCGGGCAGGCCTCCGGCGAGTGGCTGATGTCGGCTCCCGCGCTGCGCTGCGTGGTCTCGTCGCGATGAGACACTGCTCCCTCTGCGGCGCGCGTGTGTACCTGGTCAACGGACGATTAGCGGTGCATTTCCCCGGGATCGACCGAGCCCTGCCGCCCCACTTCCTAGCCCACAAGAAGCAGGCGATCGATCGGCGGCTCATGCTCTGCTCGGGGTCGGAGACGCTCGATTACATGGAGAGCATCGGCGAGGTCTCGTCGCGATGACGGGGAATTGGCCCGCGCCAACACACCCCTGGCCCGTGCATTGCGCGACGTGCGGCGCACGCACGTTTCTCTACGACCTGACCGGCGACCTCGCGATCCACGTCGTTCGAGTCGACCGCCCGCGGCCTGACGACGAGAGGGCGTTGGCGGACTACCTAAGTTGGCGCTATGAAACGTTGTGCAAGGGCACCGAGAGCATGGAGAGCATCGGGGAGGTTTCATGCGCACCTACACGCCCGGCCAACGCGTGATCCGTTGGCTCTGGGATGTCAACGACGGCCGCATAGGAGCCGTCGCGCTTGCGCTCGCCGACCGCGGGTATCGGCGGCCATCGCGTCTCGCTTTCTGGCTCTCGTGCCGCGTCGATCGGATCGCGCGCCGTGTACCGCACCGCTGCGAAGTTATCGACGACCACTGCGGCCGTCCCGAGCACCGCTTCTGCGTCTGGTGCAATCGGCCCGCGCCGCACGAGCCGCTCTCAACCGAACCTTGACGCCGCCGCCGGCCCGCAGTAAGCTGCCCAGCACGAAGTAAAGCGGGCAGCGGAGGGCGCGGCGGTGGCAGAGTACCTCGATGCGGATCGAGTTCAGTTGAAGGCCGAAAGCGGCCTCGACACGTCCGACTTCCCGATCCACCCGGATCGTCAGC